AAATAATCGGCTGGATCAAAGCCGGAACAGAAGCTGGCGTGGCATTAATTGCCCTAGCAATCGTTTTACAAGTAATCTTTGGCGGAACTGTACCGTTCATTGGTGGAGACGTTATCGGAACTATTACTGGTATCATCACTAACCTAGGCAACGCAGGCTTAGTAGGCTTAGCTTCCCTAGCAGTAGTGTACCACATCTTTACTAAAAACTAAAGATACAAACTTAAAGCTCTGCTATACGTGGAGCTTTTTAACCTAATTTATGAGGAATATTAATGCTAGAGATAAGCAGAGATGATGTACACGCAGACGAACTAGTAGAGTACCCAAAAGACGAGAGGTTTATAAAACTTCCAATCCAGCAATATATGGAACTTTTAGGGATAACTCCTATCGCATCTCAAATTGCGCTAATCAATGCACTTAATAATCCTAACTACCGTTTTGTTGTAGCAGCACTGTCTAGAAGACAAGGTAAGACTTACATAGCAAACATAATCGGGCAGCTCGTAGCGCTTGTGCCAGGCACAAACGTGCTAATTATGAGTCCGAACTACTCACTTTCACAGATTTCTTTCGACCTACAACGAAATCTAATTAAGCACTTTGACCTAGAAGTAGCAAGGGATAATGCTAAGGACAAAATAATCGAGTTAACCAATGGAAGCACTATTCGTATGGGATCAGTCAATCAGGTGGATAGTACCGTTGGTAGGTCTTATGATCTTATTATATTTGATGAAGCGGCTCTAGGTGATGGAGGGATGGATGCGTTTAACGTAGCCTTAAGACCTACCCTTGATAAACCTAATAGTAAGTGTGTATTTATATCAACCCCTCGTGGTAGAAATAACTGGTTCTCAGAGTTCTATCAACGTGGTTTCAATGACGAATATGATAACTGGGCATCTATTCGCGCAACCTATCACGAAAACCCTAGAATTTCACAGAAGGACATTGACGAAGCCAAGAAAGGTATGTCAAAGGCTGAGTTCGAGCAAGAGTATTTAGCCTCCTTCAATACATTCCAAGGACAGGTATGGGATTTCAATTACGAAGAATGTGTGGCAAACTTGGAGGAACTAGATACTTCCAAGATGGATGTATTCGCAGGGTTAGACGTTGGTTATCGTGACCCTACTGCTTTTTGTGTTATAGCTTACGACTGGGACTCAGAGACATATTATATTTTAGATGAGTATATGGAAGCAGAGAAGACCACCGAGCAACACGCTGAAGTAATTCAAGAAATGATTAATAAATGGGATATTGACTCAATTTTTATCGACTCCGCAGCTCAACAAATGCGTTTCGATTTAGCCCAGAATTATGATATTTCGACTATCAATGCAACTAAGAGTGTGCTGGACGGCATTGCGTCTGTTGCCACGATTGTGGACAATGACAAATTGATCGTGGATCAAAAGTGTGACCACACTCTAATGTCACTAGACCAGTACCAATGGAACCCTAATGAAAACTTGTTAACAGAAAAACCTGTACATAATATGGCGTCTCATATGGCTGATGCCCTGCGCTATGCCTTGTACACGTTCGTGGCCTCGGACATAACATTTTAGCTATCACCAGATCAAAAATACCTCTTGACTTTTCTGTTGGAATTTGATATAATTCCCCATATAAAGAGAAATTTTAAGAAATCAACCTATGAGTGAACTTAAACGCGATAAGATTAAGTACATAAGAGACCGTGCAAAGTCTGCTTATGTAAAGGATGAGGAATGTTACATCTGTGGTGGAAACGAGTCTTTGGACTTTCATCACTTTTTAAGTGTGACGGAACTTCTTAATAAGTGGATTAAAGAGAAGAAACTAGTTATATCGACTGCGGAAGATATGATGGATATGAGGGATGAGTTTATTGAGGCACACCATAAAGAAATTTATGATGACACAGTTACTCTCTGTCACAAACATCATTTAAAACTGCATTCTATATATGGCAAGAAACCTGCTTTAGTCACTGGCCCCAAGCAACAACGCTGGGTAGAAAAAAGAAGAGTAAAAGAATATGGGATTATTTAAAAAATGGGTTCAGAAACTGAATCCATCACAACCGCAAATAGCGGCTGCTCAAGGGCAGCAAGGGCCTTTGGCACCTTCATTGCCTTATGAAAGAGCGTATGAAAGATTAGAAGTAGTTAATCGCGGTGTTAATATGGTTGTTGATGCAGCATCACAAATTAATATAGATGTAGGGGACAAAGAAGCATTTCCTGGAGTAGCAACTATTAGACATAAAAAGCTAGTAACTCTACTTAACAGGAACCCTAACCCATATCAATCAGCAGATGCTTTCAGGAGAAACATCTTCTTAGATATGATTATGGATGGTAATGCTTTTATGTATTATGATGGTGCAAGTTTATACCATCTACCTGCCGAGAACGTTACTATTACTCCAGATAAGAAAACATTTATCAAAGGGTATGATTATAACGGAACTAAATACAAACCTGATGAGATTATACATATTCAAGATAACTCATCAGATTCAATATATCGAGGTAAGTCAAGATTAAGCTCAGCTAAACGCTCAATCAACTTGTTATACGATATGAAAGACTTCCAGATGAACTTCTTCAAAAATGGAGCAGTTCCTGGCTTAGTACTAAAGACACCAAATACTCTTAGTGCTAAAGTAAAAGACAGACTAATTAATTCTTGG